GGCCAGCATCGAGGCCCTCGCCGACGCCGTCGGCAACCCCGACATGCAGGGCTACATCATGCGGCAGCAGGCTGACTCGATGCGGATCCTGCTCGAGAAGGCGATCATCCAGGGCGGCGTGACCAACGCCTGGACGAAGGGCCTCGAAGTGGCGCCGGTTGACGCGAGCCAGACCGTGGCCGTGACCGGTCAGTATTCGGCGCTCACCGGTGACAACATCATCGACGCGGTCCACAAGGTCGCCCCGCAGTACCGCTCGGGCAACTTCTTCTGGCTGATGAACGATGACGCCCTGAAGGCGATCCGCAAGATCAAGATCACCGGCCTCAACGAGTACCTCTGGAAGACTGGCACCGCCGAGGACCTCACCAACGGCATGCCCGGCACCATCTACGGCGTGCCGTACATGATGTGCCAGAGCTGCGACAGCACCGAGACCACGAACGCCCGCATCGTGGTCGGCAACTACGACTACTGCACGCTGTTCGAGCGGCTCGGCATGCAGATGCTGGTCGACCCGTACAGCGGGGCCAGCACGCTCGCGGTGAACCTCTACACCTACGCCCGCTACGACTTCAAGGTGCTGCTGCCCGAGGCGTTCGCGGGCATCACGTTCACCACCTCGGGCTGATACCTGCTCTCTCTCGTGGCTGGCTGGACACCAGCCGACTACCTCCCCGGGGCGGGGATAACACCCCGCCCCGGGTTTACAGATGCTCTGGATTCCCCTCGACAACCTCCGCAAGGCCCTGCGCGTCGAGATACGCGAGGACGATGCTGAACTGGCCCGCCTCGTGCAGGCCGCCCAGGCATACGTCGAGCGGCGTACCGGTATCACCATCGGCACGGCGACGAAACACCAGTACCTGTCAGGGTTCAAGGACTGCGTGATCGAAGGCTTCCCCTTTGGGGCCATCACGTCGGTGCAGTACCGCAAGGATGACGTGCTGACCACCCTCGCGGCCACCGACTACGACATCCGCTATGTCGACGGTCCGCTGGCCCAGCTCAAGTTCGACACCACCGAGACCGCCGATGAGGACACGGTCGACATCACGTACACCTGTGGCTACGGCAACCAGGTGCCGAAGGACCTCCTGCAGGCGGGCGTGGCCCTTGTGGCGCACTGGTACGCCAACGTGGAAGCCGCGGCGCCGGTCGACCTACGACCTGTTCCGTACACGACCGGGGTGATTCTCGACATGGCCCGCGTGCGGAGTGACCTGCGGTGATCAACTGCGGCCAGATGAGGACGGTGGTGGGCATCCAGCCACCCACCGACACGGTCGACCAGCTCGGTCGGCCAAACCCCACCTGGGAAACCCGCACCTACATGCGGGCCGAGGTCCGCGATCTAGGTGCGATCGAGACCGAATGGGGTGGCGGTCCTGCGGTCGTGCGTCAGTTTGACCTTATCGCCCGCTGGGGGACGGTTCAGAAGTACGGCATCACCGAGCGGTTCCGCCTGGTGTTCAACGGCCGCACCTGTGCCATCGCCGCAATCACCGACACCAAGGAAATGCACCGCCGAGCGGTCATCCGTTGCGTGGAGGTGGTGCCGTGATTGAGAAAGCGGTCCAGTCGATGCTGACCACGGGCACGCCCGGCACGGCCCTCAGCACCGCCGTCGGCGGGCGTATCAGCCTCGGCAGCCGGCTGCAGCTCGAGGGACTGCCGTGCGTGTACTTCGACGTCACGGCCGACGATACGGCCGTGATCGGTACCCGCAAGGCCCTCGCCACCGTCGAGGTCCGCAGCATCGCCGACGAGCCAGGTGACGCCCTGACCAACGCTGGCCTGGTGCTGACCGCCATGGACCGCTCGGGCACCTTCGCCACGGTGACCATCAACGCAGTGATCTACAAGGGCCGCACCCTCGACACCATGACGGTGGGCGAGGGCGACGAACACCGGCCATCCGTCGCAGTCTCCACCTTCGAGGTGCTCTATGGCTAACAGTTCAGCAGTCACCGGCGTGACCATCGGCAGCGCCGTTCCGTTCGTGCAGTCCGCCAGCGTCACCGTGGCACGCACGACCCTTCCGACCACGGCTCTTGGCGACAGCTGGGAGAGCAACGTCTACGGCGTCGCCCGCGTGTCGGGGACGCTTGAGGTGATGTACGACAAGAGCGACCACGCCACGCTGGTCGACCAGCTCGAGGGCGCCACCGCGGCCGTCACCGGGACCATCACCTGGAACACGGGCGAGACGTGGACGGGAAGCCTCCTGATCAACGACGCGGCCGCAACGGCGACCACCGATGACCTGGTCAAGGCGACCATCAGCTTTGTCGGGACGGGCACGTGGACGGTCTGACGCAAGCCCTGAAGGGCCAGCCGAAGCCGGTGCAGTTTGCGGGCGTCGCCTGCGAGCTGACCCGGCCGACGGTCATGGACGCCGTGGTGCTCGCCGACTGGGTCGCCAAGAACCCCGGCGAGGATGTTCGGGCCTCGGCGTTCCTTGTCGCCCGTCATCTGCACCAGGCGGGCCGTCCGGTGTTCGCTACGCTCGAGGACGTGATGCAGGCCGACTGGGCAACGATCCGCCCGCTGTTCGACGTGGTCAACCAGCTCTACTCCGAAGGGGGAAACTGAGCCGCGACGCCCGCCAGCTCCTGCGGGCGTCAGTGCATCGACTGGAGCTGGACACCCCGGTGGCGGTCGCCAACGGGCTCAACGCCACGGACTGGGACGAGGCACGACGATGGCTAGACCAACAACGGGCGGCGTCCAGTTCACGATCAAGCTCCAGGACACGGAGCTGATTCGGCGGGCGTTCACGCAAGTGGACGCCAAGGTGCGGTGGGACACCATGAAGGTGTACCTGCGGGACTGGGCCAAGGCCACGCGGCGGACCATGAAGAAGTTCGCCCCAAAGGCCAAGGCCGAATACAACCGGTACAACGAGGTGCGCGACGGTCGGGCTGGTGCTGGCTATGGCAAGATCGCCGTGGTCGAGCCTGGCGGAAGCCTGCGTCGGTCGATGACCTACCGCGTCAAGCGGTACAAGCGGGGGCGGGCGATCTGGGTCGGCGTTGGCGGCCAGAAGCCGACCAAGGGCGGGTATTTCCCGGCCGGCTGGCGTGCCCATTTCCCGGAAGTTGGTGCTTACAACAAGTGGCACAAGCGATACCTCGGCCGCACCCGCTACCGCACCAAGAGTTGGGAAGCGACTCGCCTTTATGGTGAAGAACAAATCGAAGCGGCCGTGCGAGCTGCCCTGAAGGCGGGAGGCCTCGCATGAGCAAGAAGATCGGCATGAACGTCGCCCTCGGTTTGAACACCGGGGGATTCAGTCAAGGCCTCAACAAGGCCAAGCTGGACATGGACAAGTTCAGCAAGGACATCAAGCGGCAAAACGAGGTGCTTGGAAAGATCGGTTTGGGTGGCCTCGGTCGTGGGTTTGGAATGGCCGGTGGCCTTGCCGAAGGTTTCGCCATGGGCGGTGTTGGCGGAGCTGTAGCCGCGGTTGCCGCTCCGATGGCCGCCCTCGTGGGCGTAATCAGCTTCATGGAGGCCATGAACAAGTTCCGGCGTGAATCGGTCAAGGCCGTCGAGCAGTTCAACAAGGACATGGCCGAAGCAAAGATCGGGCAACTGGTGACGGACACCCAAAGTGCGTTTGCCCTCGAGGCTGCCCGGCAGCCCACCGTGCAGGGTCCTGGGTTCTTTGACACGTTCATGCAATCGCTGTCGACGATGTCGGGCGGACAGAATCTGCTTCTTGGTGCACGTGGAGCTGCCGGTGCAGCCGGAAACCTGCTGGGTCAGATTCTCGAGGACCCGACCAGGCTTATGCCTATCAACATGATGCGAGGTCAAGGCTTGGACCTTGGCCAAGCATCCGCTGCTTTCGATGTCGGCATGGCCCAAAACACCGCCCAAGCACAGTGGGCTGACGCGCAACTGCGTGAACTCAAGGCCATGCGTGCCGCGATGGAGGGCAACTGATGGCGCTTGAATACTCCCGCGTTGCTTCCCAGTACGACGAGACCACTGGCCGACTGGTCGAACGGTGGTTGGTCTGGGACAAGGCCGGCACCGCGACCGAAGGCCCCGAAGGCGTCTTGATCAACCTGCGGGCGTTGACCTCGCCGGCGGTCATCACCAGTCTCCTGTACCCGCGAAAGACTTTTGCGAGCAGCTTCAGCCAGGCCACCGTCGGGCAGACGCTTCGCCTGCGGGACATCGGCGTGGAGATGATGAACGCTGCGGCCGGATGGATGGCCCAGCTGACGCTGACCTACGGCACCCGGTACACCCTGCGGCGTGACAGCGCGACGGCGTCCAAGGCCCTGCTGCCTGTCAACCGCAGCGTGCAGCCGTCGACGCGAGCGATGGCGTGTTTCCGGGACATCCTCGGCGCTTCGGCGCTGCCGACTGGAACAACCCTCGAGAGCAGCGTGGACATCGGCGGGACGAAGCTGGACGAGGGCGGCAACCCGCTCACCATTCCCGTGCCGCAGGTCACCGTGACGCTGACGAGCATCATCGACTCGTTCCAGACCGACCTGACCGCCTACGACATCGCCTGGACCACTCATGGATTGACACTGAACAATGCGGCGTTCCTCGGGTTCCCCGCATACTCGTGTCTCCTGACCGACGTCGGTTTCCAGCACCTTGAGGACGAGTATTTCACCGCCCGCATCGTGTTCCTGCACGACACGTATTTCTTCTTTGAGCAGGTCGCCAAGCGGGACTCGGATGGCAAGGTCAAGGTGAACAGCAGCGGGCAAGCTTCCGACGTTCGCTGGAAGCGGGCCAACGTGGAAGCCACGAACTGGAACGCCTCGACGTTGCTGCCGACCGGAACCTGGACGTATGACCGGCTGCTCAAGGCCGAGTTCGGGGTGACGCCTTGAGGGGCATTTACAACGCCATGCAGCAGGGCGACCGGGCCACGGCCGCCATGCTCCAGCGGGCGGGCTCGAGCTTCTCGACCGACCGGGAGCTGGAGAACTACCGCACGCAGGTGGCGTTCGTGCCGGCAAAGGTCACAGCGTACACGGTTGTCACTGCCGATCTGAAATGGGAATACGGTTGGGAAGAGGTCCGTTTGACGGCAGCCACGGCAAGCGCGGCTGCCAAGACCAACGGCATTTCCAACGCGATTGCAGGCTACGCCTACAACTGGAACGAGCTTTCCAACAGCTCGACCATGTGGGCGCCTTTGGGCAATCCGGTCAACGTGCCGGCTGGGTTTGTTCTCAAGCCGATTGCTGTGGGAACGCCAATCTTGCTATTCCCGGTCAGGGACACCACCGGGGCCCTGTATTGGGTCTTTGACAAGGTCAACGCCATCGACGGAGCCTGCCCATGAGCGAACAGCTCGACGTACGCCAGTTCTACACCCGCCCGCAGGTCGGTACGCTGGTGTTCAAGGATTCGACCGGCACCCCGGTGAACCTGACCAGCTACACCGGCGAGCTGAAGGTCGTCAGCCTGGATGACACCGACGCCTATGCAACGACGCTCACCACGGCCAACGGCGGGCTCAGCCTCGGGACCACCAACGGCCTGGTCACCATCAACTGGCACACGTTCATCGCCAGCTTGCCCGAGGTCGGGAGGTGGATCCTGCACGTCATCACGCCGAGCGGCGGAAACGTGTTCGTGACCAGCGGCACCATCGTCGTGGAGGACAAGCCTTGACCGTAGAACCGAGCAACAGCTGTACCAGCGTGACGGTTGAGGATGACGGTTCAGCCGTTGTCGCCAGCTGCAACACGATCCTGAACCAGACCATCACGGGCGGCGGCGGCATCTCGGACGGCGACAAGGGCGACATAACGGTGTCCGGCACCGGCACCGTCTGGACGATCGACGCGGGCGTGGTGGGCACCAGCAAGCTGGGCGGGGACATCACCACCGCCGGCAAGGCTTTGCTGGACGATGCCGATGCGGCGGCGCAGCGGGCCACCCTCGACATCAGCGGCCACGCCTTGGCGGGCGACGTTCAGGGCACCATCGGGGCCTCGGTGGTCCACAAGGTCCACGGCCACGAGTTCAACTCAGGCAACCCGTCAAACGGAGACATCTGGGTTTGGGAAAGCGCCTCGAGCAAGTGGAAGCACGAGACGCTGTCCGCCGCGGGCGTCGCCGCGGCCGTGCACACCCACAGCGGTGCCGACATCGTGTCTGGCACGGTCGGCATCGCCTACCTGCCGACCGGCACGAGCGGCACTACCGTCGCCCTGGGCAACCACACGCACGCGGCCGCCGACGTCACCTCGGGGACGTTCGACATCGCCCGCATCCCGCGACCAGGCGTCCTGGTGCCGTCCACGATGTCGATGACCTGGTCCGATTTTGTCGGTACCAGCGTGATCCCGTGGGCATCGCTGACCAGCGGTACCGGTGCAGCCATCACGTTCAACCAAAGCGGTGCGGATGACAATCCCGGACTGGTGACATTTGGAACTGGATCAACTAACGCTGGACGAGCGGGAGTCGGGAGTGCCAATACCGACGCGTTTGTGTTTGGTACCCGCCCGCACGTGTTCTCCACTGCGCTCGCATTGGTGACCAACCTA